CTTCTCGATCTGCGCGAAGTCCAGCAGCGGCACGATGTTGGCGGCCTGGGTCTCCAGCAGCGGCATCGCAATCGGGATGCCGTCGTCATCGAAGTGGTCCACCCGGCGCCACTCGGCGTCCCGGCCCGCACCCTTGATCGCGCCCTCGATGGCGGCCACGTCCTGGGCGCCACGCATCTCGGTGGCGGCGTACGCCCGGCCCTGGAGGCTCGACAGCATCGAGCCCCGGTCCATGCCCTTCTGGCGCATCAGGTCACGGATGAAGTCGGCGTCGATGTCCTCGCCGGTCTTGGCCGCGTAGTGACGGGCCATGCCCATCATCGTGCGCTCCTCGGTGGCGGCGAGAACCTTCATCTTCTCGGTCTCGGTGCGCGCCACCGACAGGCGCCCCTGGAGGTCGAAGCGCTCGGCAGGCGTCAGCTTGCCGTAGCGCATCATCGAGTCCATCTGGGTGGCCATGCCGTTGAGGTCGTGCAGGTTCACGACACCCTGGAGCTTCGAGGTGCGCAGCGCGTCGAACGACCCCAGCGGGGCGTCCACGAACAGCTTCTTGGACAGGTACACCGGAGGGTGCAGCAGCGACTTCTGGAACACGCTGCCGTGCGTGCCCTCCTCGAGCAGCCTGCCCAGCTTCTCCTGGAGGATGCGGGGCTTGGTCTCGCCCATCTCCCGGCGCAGCCGGCGCTCGCCCGCCGTGCTGTGGCGCACGGTCACGTTGGAGGCGGCCTTCACGTCGAGCACCGACTCCAGCATCTTCTGGTTGCGCTCGAGCCAGGTGGCGGTCTCGGGGATGTTCGTGAGCTGGTTCTCGATCTTGGCGAAGTGCTCGGGGCGGTCGAACACGTACCGGCCCAGGGCCGAGGCGTCCACCTCGAGCGTGTTGCCGGCAGCGAGGTTCTTCAGGCCGTCGTTGATGACCTTCAGGTCCGACAGCTCCTCCTCGACCTTGAACACCTCGTCCATGTCCCCGTTGTGGACGCGGAGGATGCGCTTCTGCGCGTTGAGCCGGTCCACCGGGTCGGAGATCTTGTTGGCCTCGGCCAGCAGGCCGGCGACCTGGCGACCGACCGGGGAGCGGTCCAGCTCGGGGGAGCCAATGCGGATCTGCTCGGCGCTCTTGTCGCCGATCCAGTTCAGGTACTCCTCGGTGCGGGTCTTCAGCCCAGCAGTCTTCGAGTTGTAGCCGAACGGGCCGACACCGATCTTCTTGGTGACCTCGGTGTCCATGAGGTGCCCGAGCCCGGCCTGGCGATCCTTGTACGTGATCTTGCGCAGGCTGCGGGCCGCCTTGCCAGCGGCGGCGAGCTTGCCGCCCACCACCAGCGGGTCGGCGTACCAGCGCATAGCGAAGTCCACGGCACCCGACTGCATCGAGGTGCGGAACGGGTTGCGCTCGTGCGCAACGCGGTAGGCGCGGCGGTCCAGCGGGTCCATGCCGCCCTGCTGCGCCTCGGAGGTGACGACGTTGGACTGCCCGATGGAGCGGTTCTGTGCGACCTTGTACGCCTGCGCCCACGTCTCCTTGTCGAACACGTCGGCGAAGCCACCCTCGACGTTGCCGACGCGGCCCATCACCGTGTTGAAGGTGACGGCAGGCTCGGAGATCCCCTCGCGGTAGACGAACTCGGCGCCCTCGAAGACCTTGCCGGCGGCCTTGCCGGTGATGGTCTGGCTGTTGAAGACCGGATCGAACATCTTGTTCGCGTAGCCCGCCGACATGTTGACGAAATCGCCGAGCGAGTCGTCGTCGTCATCGAACGGCGCGGTGACCACGAACTTCGCCGAGTCGGCCACGAACCCCAGCGGGGCGGTGACTGCGCCACCCACGGACTTCGCCGTGTTGGCCAGGGCGTCCCAGAAGCTACTCACTGAGACTGCGCCTTCAGCCTGCGCACGAACGCGCGGGTGGAGGGGTTGGAGCCGGGCAGGTTCGCCATCATCTCCAGCGAGTACACGATGGGCTTCAGGGCAGCGAGGTCACCCTGCATGTCGGTGGCGATGCCGGCAGCCTGCATCCCGACGCCGGGGCCGGCGTCAGCGCCAGCCGTGACCGGCTCCTCGGGGCGCGCCGTGGGCGCGTTGAGGGGGGTGAGGGAGGCGGCGGACGGAGTAGCGCCGCCGCCCCCCTGCATGGGCGCGGAGCCCTGAAGGGACTCCATCTCCTTGCGAGATCCGTACTCGCCGCCCGGCGCCACCATCGAGCCCTGCGTGGGGTTCGAGGGGCCTCCATCGGTGCGGCGAGACAACGCGCCCGGCCCGGACGTAGGGGCAGGCTTGCGTGGCTTGCGGTAGCCACCGCGTCCTTCAGCCATGCGCTCCTCCTCCTACGTGTGTGTTCAGCGCTCGGTCGGTGCCGAACGTCAGTGGATGCCGCGACGGGAGTTGCCGACGCCCGGACCCTGGTGGAAGTTGCCGCACTCGCCACCGGACTTCGGGGCCTCGGTGAAGCCCGTCTTGGGCGCGTCACTCTTGCGCGCGGCAGCCTCGGTGGACTCGCGCGACTGCGACTTGCCCTGCTTGCGTGAGAAGTCAGCCATGTTATTCTCTCCTTGGTTACATCGGCTGCATACGGGACACGTTGGCTTGGAGGTTGGGGGAGCCGCCTCCACTCAGGCCGGCCAGCATCATCAGCATGTCGCTGGCACCGCCCGAACCTTCGCCCGGAAGCCCGGCAGGACCGCCGCCCTGCGCAGCCTCCGTTGCCGCCTCCAGTGGGCTCGGAGCTGGCTGCTCCTCCTCCTCGGGGGCGAACACTTCCTCCACGATGTCCTCGATGGACTCGCCCTTGCGCAGACGCTTCATCACGTCCGCGACCTGCACGGCGATCTGCCGGGGGTCCATCCCGTTGGTGACCATCATCGGGAGTGCCTGTGGGAGGGCGGCGATGCTCGCTACGAGCGAGTCGCGTACGCCCTCGATGTTGATGCGCTGCTCCTCGGCGTCGGCGTTGATGTCCACCGGGAGGTAGCGGCGCGCGGTGTCCTTCGAGATGAGCTGGCCGGCGAGCGCCTGGAGGATGAACACCAGACCCCGGTTCGGGTCCAGCCCGGCGATGGCGCCGTAGGTCACGTCGGCGACGAACTCGCCCGCGATGTCCCTGGCGGGCCGGTAGGTCACCTTGACCGGCGAGCCGTTCTCGCGGACCCGGATCGTCTTCTCGACGTTCGGCCAGAACGCCTGGTCCATCTCGAAGCAGATGGAGATGACATCCTCGAGCGCCGTGGCGTTGAGGCGCTGGAAGGTGGCCACCTGGGTGTCGAAGGTGCCCATGAGCGCCTGCACACCCTGGCCGGTGATGATGCTGGCGTCGATGCTGCCCGAGCGTCCCTCGGGGTAGCGCGAGCCCACCCGCTGCTCCTGCTGGAGCATCTGGTTCTCGGGGAACAGCGCCGGGTTCACCGCGAGGTCCACGTAGCCGACGCTGTTGCGGCCCTGCTTGGTCTGAATGGTGGAGAACGGGCCGATCTCGACCTCGTTCACGTCATCGGGGGTGACCAGCGGGGCGTTCACCGCACGGTCGAGCGCGTTGAGCGTGTACATCGCCACCAGCGCGCGGGCTACCTGCACCCAGATCACGTCATCGAACTGGCCCTTGGTGGTGCCGGTGATGTTGGGCCGCAGCACCAGACGCACCGGGCAGCGCGAGATCTTGTTCGGCACATGCACGAGGGTGATCTCGGGCTTCAGCAGCACCAGCGAGATGCCCTCGTCGTCGTACCACTGCGCGACCTCGAGGTTCACCTCGGCCTCGCGGTGGCCGACCGCGACCTTGATCTGCTGCTCGTACTCGGGGTAGTCCAGGCAGAGCTGGTCGGCGGGCACCTCGTAGACCTCGGCGTACTCCTTGGTGTTGCCGCGACGGTCCACCGTGAAGTGGGAGGTCACGCAGTCGGAGATACGGATGAACGGGCACTTGGCCTGGAAGTCGGGCTCCACGATGTAGGCCATGACGCCGAACGAGCCGAAGCGGTCACAGCCCTCGGGCATCTGGTCCTCGAGCCGGCTGTGCTGCACGTAGTAGTTGGCGATGGCCTGCCGCTTGTCCTGACGCTTGCGCTCGGCCTCCGAGGCCATGCCCGGCGCCTGACAGTTGACTGCCGGCAGCGGCGCCATCGACTCCGCGATGTCGCGCGCGGACACGTCGATGAAGTTGGCGATCAGCGGCTTGTCGAAGTCGTCGGGGAACAGCCCCGGCGCCACCTTGTCGTAGTCGCCATCACGGATGGCGAGCAGCTTCAGGTAGTTCTTGTCCCGCTCCGAGTTACGCTTGCGCAGCGTCTCGACGCGAGAAGCGATGCGCTTTGCGTCTGGCAAGACAGTCCCTTTCTGTGCGTCAACGGCCACGCAGGTCGGCAAGTCGGATGGTGGTCTGGTTCTTCCGACTACGCGGGCTGACGAATCGGTTCGACTGCCGCATGGCAGTCACGGTGCCCGACGAGCGCCCACGGTTCAGGTACTCGCGCGCACCGATCTCTGCGAACCACAGCGCCATCACCAAGTCACAGGCGATGCGCGCCGGGTCGATATCGGGGGTCCAGATGATGAGCTGGTGGCGAAGCGCCTTCAGCCCGTCGTTCATCAGCTTGGGCAGCTCGATGAGCGGCGGCTGGATCTCCCGCCAGTCCGAGATGACCTCGCCGTGCGCGCCGGTCGCCCGGTCCCACGCACCGAACAGGCCGGCCATCGAGGCGACACCGTAGGAGAAGTCCCACTTGTTGCCGCCCGTGAAGTGCTCGTGGAACTTCACGCCACGGGTGGTCATCCACAGCCGCAGCTCGTCGTCCTGGGTGAAGAACTGGAGCAGGCCGGTCTTCTCGACCCGCCACTCGTTCACCATGTAGTTGAGCGTGACCTCCTGCATCTTGGCCTTCAGGTCTCGCGGCGTCGGGGCCTTGAGGTTGAAGGCGTTGAGCAGGTGGCGCTTCTCGGTCTTCGCGTCCACCGCGTAGACGACGATGCCGGCGTACCCCTTCACCGAGGGGTCGAGGCCGGCGATCACGTACATGCCGTGCATCCCGCCCCACGGGTAGCCCGGCGTCTCCTTCTTCAGGATGCCCGGCACCCGGCTGGTGTTGGTGGACTTGGTGACCGCGTGCTCGGGGAAGGTGGCGTTCTCCGACACCGACTGCTGCTGGTAGACCAGCGCCCACTCGGTCGCGTTGTTGTCGGCCTTCGGGCCGATCTCCAGGTGCAGCCCGTCCCACCGGGGGTAGAGCTTCTTGCCGTCTATGACGACACCCTCGTAGCACTCGGTGGTGCCGCAGTCGCACTCGTCCTCGTCGTCGCCGGTCTGCCACGGCATCGTGGAGTAGGGCCAGAGCGTGACGTGCTTCTCCGGGGTGGCACCGTGCTCGAGGATGGCGGGGGAGGCCATGTGCGTCCACGGCGGCTTGCCGTTGGCGTAGTGCTCGGGGTTCATCAGCTCCGAGTACAGGTCCACCGAGGCGATGCGGGTGCCGACCACGACGAGCTTGCCGCCCATCTCCAGACGTGACGACACCTCGCGGCGCAGCCACGTCATCTGCTTCTCCCACTCCTTGACGTTCTTCCCGGTCACGCCGTCGTCAAGGATGATGAGGTCGGCCCGGCGCCCGTAGATCTGCGAGCGCATACCGATGGCCTGCACGTTGGGGTCTTTCTCCCCGCCCTCGCGCTGGTCCCCGCCGAAGGTGACGCGGGTGTTGGTCCAGGCGTCGGCGGTGGCCTTCCAGCCGCCGTCCGGGGCGTACGCCTTCTGAAGCTCGATGTAGTCCGGGTGGTCCAGCCGGGTCTTGATCGCGTACAGGAAGTCCTCGGCCAGGGTGCTGGTCTCGGACACGATGACCACGCGGAAGCTGGGGTCCATGCACAGCCGGAACGTCACGTAGTCCACGGTCAGCGTGACCGACTTGGCGTGGAACGGCGGCGTGTTGATGAGGATGCGGGACTTCTTGCCCTGGGTGAACTGCTGCGACGGGTGCATGTCGCGGGGCTGCCGGCCCTCGAGGATGTCCACCCACTGCTGCTGGTGCCAGAACGTCTCGGTCTTCAGGTACTTGCGCCGGAACTCGGCGAAGCCCAGCTTCTCCCCGCGCACCACTTCGCGCTTGCCCCGAAGCGCCTGCGCCTGGTCGGCCCGGCTACGGAAGTCGGCGTCGTCCTTGCGCCACTTCTCGTAGGTCTTCCTCGACCGCCCGACCTTCTCCAGCGCCGGGTTGATCTGGTAGC